CTAACATGAACCCATATTTATCCCAAGTTGCCCCACAATCAATGCAACAAGACGTTTATGGTCAAGCACCAATGATGGATACAACTGCCCGTCAATTGGCTCAAGATGCCGCAAACAAGCAAGGTGCTCAATTAGGTCAACAAGCATTGGGCGTTAATAAAAACCCAATGAGCGGTGTTGACCCTATGAAATTGGGCATGGCATTGCGTCAAATGGGTCAAGAATACGGTGGAACGCCACAAGGCGGTTATGGTCAGCAAGACGCTTACATGAGAGCATCTTCCATGATGCCTTTGACACAACAACAGCAAATGTTGATGGATCAGGGTGGTGCTGACATGATGTCTTTTGCTAATCCAATGGCAGGTAAGTAATTATGGCTGGATTCACTACCGGGCAAAACGCCCTTTCAACACAGCAATTGGCTAATGTTCCTGCTGAATACACGGCTGATGCTCAAGATTTAGCCCGTGCTCAACGCATGGCAGAAATGCTTTCATCAACCCAAGCACCTGAAGGTCAAATGATTTCAGGTCGCTATGTTGCCCCGTCTTGGACGCAGAGTTTAGCCCAATTAGCTAACGCTGGTGTTGGTGCTTACTTTGGTAGCCAAGCTGAAGAAAAGCAAAAGAAATTAGCTGAACAATTACGTCAAGATAAGATGATGACCCAAGAGGGCATTATGACTGCTATTGATAAGGGTGACATGAAGAAAGCCCTTGCAATTGCTTCTACACGCCCTGAATACGGCAAAGAGTTTATTGCTCCGCTAATTGGTAATGTTATTCCTAAAGCACAAGAGCCTAAAGTAGTTGGCAACAACTTAGTTGGCCCTGATGGCAAAGTCATCTTTACAGCACCTAAAGAGTTTGCACCACACGCACCGCAAATGGTTCAAACCGATCAGGGCATGATGATGTTCAACCCAAACGACAAGTCATTTACCCCTGCTATGGTTAACGGCAAGCCAATCATGCCACCAATGGATTCCGGTGCTAAGAGCGATTTGCGTGATATTAGCAAACAGCAAACTATTGTTGCAGGTGCTTTGGATGCGGTTAAAAACACTCCTACAGCGTTTGGATTCAAGCGTGGTGCATCAGGTGCTATCTTGGGTGAATCGTTATCTAACAGGATGGAAACCCCAGCAGAAACCGAAGCTAGATCATATGTATTTAACATCGTATCTAAGGTTATTCATGACCGTGCTGGTGCATCACAAACACCTAGCGAGATTGCCAAGATTAACCGTTTCTTGCCTAACGAATTGGATAACGCTGACGCTATTCAACGCAAACTTAAAGGCTTTCAAACATTCCTTGCTGATGAAGCAAAAGGTGTTAAAACGCCATTTAACGCACAAACTGGTACAAATCCACCACCTGCGGCAAATGCTGACAGAAAAGTGGAAAAAACTGGCGTTGTACAGGATGGCCCAAATAAGGGCAAGAAAGCAATTCAATATTCTGACGGCACAATAGAGTACAAATAATGGCACAAGAAAATATTGCTTGGGACGCACCAAAACCACAAGAAAACATAGCTTGGGATCAGCCAAAGCCTGAAACGGCTTATGACCGATTCTTAAACGCCATTGAAATACCTAAAATGGGTGGCAATCAAGTGGTTGGCCCAATGATGGTATCGGGTGCTGGTGAATTGATTAAAGGTGCTGGTGCGTTAACCGAATTGGTTGCCCCCGAAACCGGTAAGAACATTTCCCGTTTTGGTCAAACTTTGACAAACAAGGTTAAAGAACAATATCCGATAGCTGGCACAACAGGTCAAATTGCATCTTATGCAGTACCGTATTCTGCCGCACAAAAAGTATTAACTACCGCCAAGTCCGTTCCACAAATTGCTAGTCAAATATCCAATCTAGGCAAGATTCCTAGTTTTGCATTGGCTACTGGTGAACAGGCGGCTATTGGTGGTGGTACAGGTGCATTGATTACCCCAACTGAAGAAGGTCGCGGCCAGGGTGCGGCTTACGGTGCTATTGGTGGTGCAGGTGGTGAATTTGTTAAACCCCTTATCAAAGCCGGTGGAAAACTTGCTTCTGAGGTTGTAGGAAATCTCAGCGGTGTAGGATCACAAGCCTATAAAACAGCGTTTGATGCGGCTGTTCAGGGTGGTGACAAATTAAAAGCATTGGCTGATAACTTGCGTAAGAAAGTGCCAGTTACCCAAGTGGTTGACGATGCTTTGTTAGGTCTTACCAATATGGGTAAAGACTTACAAGCTAAATACCGTAGTGGCATGATTGACATTAAAAACGATAAATCCATCCTTGATTTTGACAAGATTAACGATGCCCTGCTAAAAGCCGATGAAATGGGCAAATATCGGGGTCAGGTCATTAATCCAAAGGTATCTGAGAACATTGCCAAAGCACAGCAAGCTGTTGCCGAATGGAAGGCTTTAAGCCCTAATGAGTATCACACCCCTGAAGGTATGGATGCTCTTAAGAAAACCATTGGTGGAATCCTTGAAGATATACCTTTTGAGCAAAGAACCGCCCGTAACGCGGTAGGTGACATCTATACAGCTGTTAAACAGTCTATTGCCAAACAAGCACCTACTTACAACAACGTAATGAAGAATTACTCTGAAGGCTTGGATGCGGCATCAGAACTCAAACGTACATTAAGTCTTAAAGAAGGCAATACCGCGGATACCGCTTTGCGTAAGTTGCAATCTGTCATGCGTAATGATGTTAATACTAACTATGGCAATCGCGTTGACTACGCCAAAATGCTAGAAGAAGCCAGCGGTAAACCAATTATGTCTGAATTGGCTGGTCAAGCATTAAGCACATGGTCACCAAGAGGTTTACAAAAGCTATCAGCTACAGGTTTAGGTGGTGCAAGCGTATACAACCCTAGTCTATTGCCATTGGTAGCAGGTTCAAGCCCTAGATTGATGGGTGAAGCTACTGTTTTGGCAGGAAAAGCGGCAAGACCGGTTATTAATTTGGCAAGCTCAGGCACACAAGAACAGCGTAATTTGGCTAAATTATTAATGATGAGAGCCGCCCAACAAGGAGCATCAAATGAGTAGAAACGGTACAGGTACTTATAACCTACCTGCTGGCAATCCAGTAGTAACTAACACCACAATTAGTTCAACATGGGCTAATACCACCCTTGCAGACATCGCGACAGCGTTGACAGGATCATTAGCTTCTGATGGTCAAACCCCTGCAACTGGTAACTTGGATATGAACAGCAACAAGATCGTGAATCTTGCGGCTGGTACAACTACTGGCGATGCTGTTAATTTCACTCAATTTGAATTAGCTACAAAAACTGCTGTAGCAATTACTGGCGGCACAATTAACGGCACAACAATTGGTGCAACAACCCCTGCTAGTGGTGCGTTTACAACTTTAGCGGCTAGTGGCAATGTCAGCATGACTTCTACAGGGTTTATGCTTATTCCTGCTGGAACTACTGCACAAAGGCCTGTAAGCCCTGCTAACGGCTATATGCGTTACAACACCACTACTAGCCAATTTGAAGGCTATCAAGGCGGTGCATGGGGTCAATTAGGTGGTGGTGCTACTGGTGGTGGCGGTGATGAAGTATTTGTTGAAAACGGTGTTACTGTAACTGCTGACTACACACTTACAACTGGTAAAAACGCTGAAAGTGTTGGCCCTATTATTATTAACGCTACCAAAACAGTTACCGTTCCAAGTGGACAACGCTGGGTAATCTTGTAAAATAGACGAAATTAAAGGAAAAAGAATATGTCCTCAGTCGTAATTAGCGGTGACACTTCAGGTGCAATAACGCTATCTGCCCCAGCCGTATCAGGAACGAATACTGCAACATTACCTGCCGCTACTGGCACAGTAATGGTTAGTGGTAATATGCCAGCGTTTAGTGTTTATGCTACAAGTGGTGCTCAAACTGTTTCGCAAAATACAGAAACAGTAGTGCAATACCCAAACAAAAATTTTGATACTGCTTCAGCATTTAATACAAGCACATATCTTTTTACTGCACCTGTAGCTGGTTATTATCAATTTAATGTTTCTATTTCTTGGACAGGATTAGTTGCCGCCAATGAAAGCTATATGTATATTCAAAAAAATAGCACAGGAACTACTAATATTCTTTACGATGTAGCACCAGCCGCATATTATCTTTTAAGTGGCTCAGTATTATTACAAGCAAGTGTTGGAGATACTTTTAGAGTAATTGTTTACCAAAATAACGGAAGCAAAGCATTAGGTGGTGGCACAACATTTTCAGGTTCTTTGGTAAGGGCATCATAATGACTTTAAATGAAAAAATATTAGCTTTATATCCTGAATTGACTGGTGCAGACTTTAATCGTTTGCGTGGCGGTACTATTTGGTTAAATAATGATGGACAAGGCGATTACATTGCTAAGTGGGAACACCCTACACTAGCTAAACCAACAGATGAGGAGTTAGCATAAGTGGAAGGTCGTGTTTACCTAGTTACCAACACGCTTAACGGCAAGCAGTATGTTGGTCAGACAATTACGAAACATTCTCGTAAAGGTCATGGACACGCTTTGGCTGATGCTTACAAAAAGTATGGACACAAGTCCTTTACTTATGAAACAGTCTGCGGTGGTGTTGATAAGCCCCTTACATTGGACTTTATGGAACAGTTTTGGATTAATGTAATGGGTAGCCTAGCACCCAACGGATATAATCTTGAAAATGGTGGCAGACGCTACAAGACAGTAAGCCATAAGCCACAGCTAGGTATTCCACATACAGAAGAAACCAAAGCTAAAATGAGTGAAGGTCAAAAACGCTATTTAGCTGGTATTGATGTTCATTTTAATACTGGTCGCAAAGTATCAGAAGAAACAAGGGCAAAAATGAGAGCAGCTAAACTCGGAACAAAACGCAAGGAGCAACAATAATGGCTTATGGTCAAGTGAACGCTGATGTGATTGGCACTAGTGTTGCAGGTTCAAATTTAGGGGCTGGCGATGCGTCACTCCTAAAAAATCGCCTGATTAATGGGAGCATGGTTATTGACCAAAGAAATGCTGGTGCTAGTGTTACTCAAACAACTTCTGCAACTTATGCAGTAGATAGATGGTTTGGTTATGGCGATGCGGCTTCTAAATTTACTATGCAACAAAATGCTGGTTCTGTAACACCGCCAGTAGGGTTTAGTAATTATTGGGGCATTACTTCATCTTCTGCTTTTTCAATTACTTCAACTAGTATATTTGATATTGCACAAAGAGTTGAAGGTTATAACATTGCAGATTGGAATTGGGGTTCTGCTAATGCCAAAACAGTTACGCTATCATTTTGGGTTCGTAGTTCATTAACTGGTACTTTTGGTGGTTCTTTAGGAAATGACCCAGCAGATAGAAGTTATGCTTTTAGCTACACAATTTCTGCCGCAAATACTTGGGAACAAAAATCAATAACCATTGCTGGTGATACAACAGGAACATGGAATACAACAAATGGCAAAGGCTTACAACTTGCATTTGGTTTGGGTGTAGGCTCAACATATAGTACAACTGCTGGTGCATGGACATCAGGTTTTTATGCTTCCTCTACTGGTGCAGTTAGCGTTGTTGGCACTAATGGTGCTACTTGGTACATTACTGGTGTTCAACTAGAAGTAGGAAGTAGTGCTACTGGATTTGAGTATGTTAATTATCAGACTAGCCTAGGTAATTGCCAAAGATATTTTACAAAATATGATGGCGGTGGTGCAACT